CATTATGACCTATCAAAATCTTTTACAAGGATTGCATCAACTTTTGTAGCAGTACGTACAGAATAAAATAATGCATCAACTGCATTTGCAGATGTGCTTAGAGTAGGAACGCTAGCACCAGGAAATTGGAATACAGTATTATAACTAAGTGTTCTACTACCAGTACCATCTTGATGTATATATATTTGTCCTACTGCTCCTAGATTTGTTGTTGTATTTGTGGGAGCAGCAAGAGTTCTATTATCACCTAAAGTTACTGCAAATATATTAGCAGTTGCTAAATCAGCTACTACAGAAGCAGCATCTGATAGTGTTACAATAGGTGTTAAAGCACCTGTCATAAACTTACCTTTACCAGATACAGTTACTGTAGAGTCAAACCTAGATGCACCTGTTGCTATAAATGTACCACCTACAGATATATTTGTTTTAAAATCAGCCGCTCCAGAAACAGTAACAGTAGAATCAAACCTAGCTGCACCAGTAACAGTAAGACTAGATAAATTAGTTTTTTCAACAGCTTCAACTGTTACACCATTAGTTACGTAAAGAGCTACAGTTCCTGCTGGTACTGTTACACCTGTATTACCAGCAACCTTTAAAACAAGAGCATCAGTACTATCTGTGTAAGTTATAGAGTTTCTTACAACATATACTTTAGATTTATTAGGAATTAAAACATCAATTGTATCATGAGAACCACCAATAGTTCCCTTAAATTCTAGGATAGCAGACCGTGATTGATCTCCTGATCCTTGATTTTCAGTAAGAGTAACAGTAGCAGTTGTGCCTACACTAATAGAAGTATAGCCAGCAACAGCCTGATCAACCAGACTGATTACTCCCTCATTTAAAATCTCACCCCATGTATTAGGGTTTTCGCCATCAGCCTGTTTCGTTAGGCGAAGATTTGTTGTATAAGTACTGGGCATTATTGACTCCTAATTCGTAAGACTATTTAAAGTTCCCATTGTTCCCATAAAATAAACACAAGATAAATCACTAACACTATGAACTATCATTAAAAATGTTTGACTTTGATCTAAGTATATTTCTATAACAGCACTTGGATTTAACATCCCAGTAAAAATTTTATCTTTTGGTTCTAGTGTTGGCTTTAATACTTTACTTGATATACAAAGAACAGGATGTCCAACATTAAACTGTGTAAAAGTTAAATTATCAAATGATTGTGCTTTAGCATTAAAAGATATAAAAACTAATAAAATAAAACTTATAAAATATTTCATTGTTCAGGCCAATCAAATATTGGTACGTTACCTGTAGGGTTACCGTCACTATCTACAGGCGCATCAAACAACGCTTTGAATGCTGCAAACTTAGTAGCTACTTCAGCTTCATAATCAGACACTACTTTTTTATCAGCATCAGTTTTATCTTCTTCATCTTTTGCTTGTATCGTTGCAAGGTCTGAAGGAATAGCTGTATCTGTGATATCTGTTATAGCTTTTTCAATAGCAGTACATGCTGTAATAACAGCCGCACGATAGGTAGCTACATCAGAATCAATAGCACGATCACGTTCTGCTTTAGCAATCACCTGCCAATCAGTAGGGGCTAGTAATGTATTTGCTGTTTGTTTTGTTTTAGCAAGCCATTGAGATTTAAGACCAAGCGTAGTTGTTGATACACCATCAACTGTCTTTGTGACATCATCTGTATTTCGAGGTATAGAACTCCAAGTGCCGTCTTTAGACGGTCCACTTACCCAATAAAATTTACTATCGGGCTTTGTTTGTATAACTACTTCTTTAATACCATAAGAAGCTTTAACATCATCTGACCATACAGATGCCCAATTACCTGGATGCTGTACACCATTGTCATCTATCCAAGTCTTTCCAGGTTTTAATTCTTTTGTATTATTTAATACAAACATCTTTATCTCCTATCTTGCTAAATTAGCTAGTCGGCGTGTCAGTTGATTGAGTAGCGTTATTATTGTTGGTGAAATCGTTGTTGTTGCCACTTGCATCATCGCCAAGGTCGCTGCCCGATGAGGCCATGTTTAGGTAAAATCCATTATTGCCTACACCCTGGTTTGGACTCAAAACAAGACAGACTGTTCTCGGGCGGCTATCTGTCGAATTTGGTGTGCAAGTGACCGTAAAATTTCCCCCAGTCGAATGTTCTTTACTCGCGCCCGACATCACCACGCCGTCTGCTATTACCTGATCAATATTTTCGTCAACATCCGACGACCATGTGTGTGTGCGACTGCCAGTACCCCCGCGACCCGCGAGGATAAGACTGTTGTTAGGTACATTGGACAAACTAAATGAGGCCGTCGAAGACGAGCCATCTACTTGTAAATCAAATAATTGATGGTCGCCCGTCACAGCCCAAACGATCACGCCAAACTGGCTCATTGTTTTATTCAACGTAACGGAAATGTCTCCAGTCGTACCCGATGGAACATCAGCTCTCCATAAACTGCCTGGATACTGAGGCTCGACAGAATTATTTACATCGCTAATTTTCGTTGCTGAAACACCACCCACGGTAACAGGCGTAATGGTTGGCGCAGCGCCAGTTGACTCCTGGCCTGTCATAAAAACATAGATTGCGCGATTATCAGCAGCCGCTCCTAGCGCCACGCTACTAAAAGTATAGGACGTAGCATCTGCCGATGACGTAGCACTTGTGACGTTTGTTACTTCTTCGGCTGTCGAACTCACGCTCACAGCGTCTTCGGGATCAATCGGAACCCAACTGCCTCCGCTACTCTCTGCGAAGGCTGTAGGAGCCAGACTGCGACCATCCACGTAAATTACTTCGGACAACCGCCCGTCAAAAGTATGCGTAGTCGAATTGCTCCAACTAGCAATTCTCCAACCTGTTGAGGTAAACACGTCACCATTTTGGCTAGGGTAACTAGCAGCATCAAAGCTGTTAATTTGCGAGCCGTTTAAATATAGACGCACCCTATCAGCAGCCGTTCCTAAAGATGTATCTACACGAACGACCAAATGTTGCCAATCGGTCGTGGAAGTAAATGTTTGCGTTGTGGTTACCTCACTTCCATTGCCAACCACCAGTTTGTTTGCGCTGGTAAAATAAGCTTGGATCTGAACGGAGCCGCCGCTGCCATGCGTAAATAATCGTAGGTTTGAACCCCCGACGCTCGCTCTTTTAAACCACAAGGACAACGTGCCAATGTCAGCGTTCATTGGCGTTCCAAAACCGCTGTCAGCAGAAAGATATTCAGCGTCTGCTTTTACGAACAGTGCTGAGTTATCTACAGAAAAACTAGTAGCTTTAATACTTTCTCCAGCCGCACCCATTAACATATTATTAAACATTAACTATACTCCTGTGTCATAATAGCGTGGATATTCTCACCCGTATTATCACTAGATATTGAAGCTACGATATAATCTATTCTACTTACCGCCCCATTAGAAGTAGCAAATGTTGGTGCTGTTCCACCAGGAAACTTAAAACAACCATTATAAGATATAGCACCTGACCCACCAGACTGTACAAGGAAGATACTTCCTACTTGTCCTACCCTAGCATTTGTTGGTCTTGCTAGTGTATGTGCTGCTGTAACTGTTGTTAAGAAGTTTTGTGCTATACCAAAGTTAAGTGATACAGAAGTCACACCGTTGATAGCTGTTGTATGTACAGCCGCTGCTGCTGACTCAGTTAGTTGTAGTTGTCCTTCAAGTGAAGTATTACCTGATACTCGTACCGTACCTAAAAAGCCAGTATTGCCAGTAGCTGTTACTGTACCAAGAAGGTTGGTAGCACCACCCACAGAAAGTGTAGAGTTAAGACTTACTGCACCTGCTACTGTAAGGGTACTATTAAGATCAACTGCTCCCTCTAGTGAGGTTGCACCAGCAACCCTAAGAGTTCCACCAAGAACAGTATTGCCCGATACAGATACATCATCTTCAAACTCAGCCTTACCTGTAGCAAGGAATGTACCACCAACTGAGGTATTGCCACCTACATTTAAAGTAGATGCTAGACTTACTGCACCTGCTATTGTTACAGTGCTTCCAAAGTTTGTTACACCTCCAACAGATAAAGTAGATGCTAATGATACAGCACCTCCTACTGTAACTGTACCACCAAAGTTACTATTACCACTTACTGATACATCGTCTTCAAACTCAGCCTTACCTGTTGTTATGAGTGTACCACCAATAGATGTGTTACCAGCTATCGTAACTGTGGAAGCAAAGTTAGCTGCACCTCCAACAGATAAACTAGATGCTAGGCTTACTGCCCCACCTACAGTAACAGTACCTCCTAAGTTAGTATTACCACTTACTGATACATTTGTTTTAAATGTAGCATTACCTGATACAGTCACAGTGCTATTAAATATAGCAGCACCTACAACTGTTGCTGTTCCACCTACATGTAAATTACCACCAACTGTAGCATTATTAACAGAGATATTACCTTCAATAGATACTGTAATGCCTGTTAAGTTAGACCCATCACCATAGTAAGCAGATGCACATACCTTTGCATTAGCTGCTTGTACATTAGCTCCAGCAATAGTAACTGTTCCACCGATAGAAACATTACTAGTTATTGTAACTGTAGATAAAAAGTTTGCGGCTCCACCTACTGATAAAGAAGAAGCTAATGATACAGCCCCACCAACTGTTACAGTTCCAAGAAGATTAGTATTACCACTTACTGATACATCATCTTTAAATGTAGCAGCACCTACTATTGTTACCGTATTATTAAGCTGTGCAGCCCCTGTAATAGTAACTGTAGATAAGAAGTTTGCTGCTCCTCCTACAGATAGGGAAGAAGCAAGGCTTACCGCTCCACCTACTGTTACAGTCCCACCAAGATTTGTGTTACCAGAAACAGATACATCATCTTCAAACTCTGCCTTGCCTGTCGTTATTAACGTACCAGCAAGTGATGTGTTGCTACCTACATTTAGTGTGGAGGCTAACGATGTTGCTGCTGCTACTGTAAGTGATCCGTTAATATTTACATTACCACTAACAGATACTGCATCTTGGAATGTAGCTGCACCTATAACATTAAAAGGTCCAGATACAGAAACACTACCACCAGCATGTATAAATCCTACAACAGATATGTTTGCAGCAGTGCCTAGTTCAGCCTCTACGTTTGAAAGATTAGAACCATCACCATAATAGAAAGATGCAGTTACGTTACCATTTACGTTTATATTAGCACTTACAGATACATTACTATTAAAGACTGCTGTACCTCCAACAGATACATTTCCTAGTACATCTAAGTTTTTACTAACAGATACATCGCTCTTAAATTCAGTCTTAGAGCTAAATGTTCCTGCACCAGCAGCAGCAAATGTGCCACCAACACTAACATTATTTTTAAGTATTGCTGCATTTTCTACAGTAACAGTAGACTTGAATGTTGCTGCACCCACAGCCGTTACTGTACTATTAAGCTGTGCTGCACCTGATACAGTTACTGTAGAACCAAACTGTGCGGCTCCTCCAACTGATAAAGTAGACTGAAGGTGCGTTGCACCAATAACTGTGGCTGTACTAGATACCTGAAGAGTACCGCCAACTACAGCATTACTTACTGAAATATTACCAGCTACTGCTGCTGTTACTCCTGAGATATTAGAACCATCTCCATAGAAAGCAGAAGCACATACTCGTTGATCTGAATGTATATTTCCAGTAGCAGAAACTAAGCCAGCTATATTTAAAGTATCGTTTACCTTTACAATACTGGATGCAACTTCAAGCGCACTCTTAGCACCGTCCCCAGTTTGTATTGGTTTAAGAGACGTTTCTATTCCAGTATTTGAAACAGCACTGCTTACAAGAACAAGATTCTTATAAGTCTGTGATATAAGTTTTCCAGTTAAATCTGTCATATTAATTGCCAATACTCATCTGTTGCGTTATAAGTTGTTCCAGCCTGATCCCATGTTAAATTACGCCCACCTATATCTGGTCTTGGGTTTGTAATAGCTGGATCGTCTTTTACGTTTGCCACTCTATTCTGAGGATGGTTTTTTAAATCATACTGCCCTTCAAAGTCTTGTGGGCATACCAACATCCCATAACTGTTTAGCCTCATTACCCTGTGTGGATAAACAAAACCACATTCATCGCAAACAGCTAGTGCATTTCTTTGCGTAGCCATTAGTTATAGAATGTTAATCTAGGTACAATATAAATGCTAGAAGTTTCTCTATCCTCTAGCAATGCTCTAGCCAACATTTCCTCATAGTTTGTTTTTAACAATGCTATCCTTGTATCTGCAACAAGAGGACGTTTAAGTGACATGTAATATGCAAGTCCCATTGTAAGACAAGGAAGAAACCTTTTAGGTAAGTCTGCATTTTGAATAGCAGATTTATTTACATCCTGTAATTCTTTAACAATCTCTAACTTAATAATGTCTGTAGAGTTTTCTGGTAGGGGCCATACAGAAAGAACAGGATTATCCCTGCCCCGTCTAATTGTATATTGATTTGGTTTACCTGTTTGTGTCTTATTAGGAATAAGCATAAACTCTTCAGGTGTTATCCTGGTTAATTTAACATCTGTATTGCTTCTGCTTATGACAACCTCAAGAGCATTAATTGTGCTACTGTCG